TCTCTTTTACAAGGAGATAATATGCGTACATATCGTATATACATACCATTAATATTATTAGCATTAAGTATTTTATTATTAACTAAGAATGTGTTTTCCGATGCAATATTGCTTGATGTAAGTTATACTCAACTTACAAAAGAAACTCAAAAACAAATTGACTGTCTAGCAGAAAATATTTACTATGAAGCAGGTTTTGAACCACATGCTGGTAAAGTAGCAGTCGCCCTCGTCACTCTGAATAGGATGCAAGATCCTAGATTCCCAAAAGATATTTGTGGAGTAGTTAAACAGAAAACTACTTCAGTTTGCCAATTCTCTTGGTTCTGCCATAAAGTTTCTATAAAAAATAAAGAGGTTTATGAAGACGCACAAGAAGTAGCAGTTTATGTCTATGCTAATTATGAAAATTTAAAAGACATTACCAAAGGTGCGTTATACTATCACGCAGATTATGTTAATCCAAGATGGAAACTCGAAAAGACTACTGTAATAGGTAGACATATTTTTTATAAAGAAAGTGGAAAACGCAATGATGACAAAAATGAATCTGCAACTGAAGGAAGAACAATCAAAACATTCCTTTCTTCTTCTGATGGAGGAGATTACTCTTACCAGCGTTAAAACTGCGGTAGAGTGGATCTTTGAAGCAAACTTTGCCGAAGAAAGACCAGAGTTACTGAATCTTATTATTACAAGTCCAGGTGGTGATTTAAATGCAGCGTTTGCATTGATCGATACCATGAGAGGTTCTGCTATTCCAATTCGAACAATTGGTCTTGGGCAAATCGCTTCTGCTGGTCTTATGATTTTTATTGCTGGTGATAAAGGACATCGTCTGCTAACACCAAACACTTCTATTCTGAGTCATCAATATTCATGGGGTGCATTTGGTAAAGAGCATGAATTGTTTGCCACTGTTAAAGAATTTGATTTGACAACTAAGAAGATGATTCAACATTATAAAAAATGTACTGGTTTGTCTGAAGCAAAAATCAGAGAGGTTCTGTTGCCACCTCAAGATATTTGGTTAAGCGCAACCGAAGCAAAAAAATTAGGATTATGTGATGACGTCAAAGAACTTTCTTAATTACTTAAAATTCTCTGGTGTATGGATTAGTTTTGCAATTAATCCATATCACTGGAGACTAGCGTATAAATTTGAAACACCAAACGATACAGATCCAGCAATGTATCAATTAAGCATTACAATTGGTCCACTATCTGTGCGTGCAATTGTGGATGATGGAACATGGTAACCAAATATAAGGAGATTATGATGGGAAATGAAAAGGTTTTTATTATTGCAGTATTAATCGGGATTCTCTCGTTGATTGGTTCTATTGCATATACTAAAAATGCAGAATTAAAATCAATGGAGAGAAATATTGAATCTGCAATTGTTAAGGGTATTGACCCTCTTGCAGTTCGTTGTGCTTATGGTGATTCTACGTGGATTTGCATGCAATATGCTTCTACCCACGGAATTGAGTCAAAAACCTCCAAAAAATAGTCAAAAATCGCTTTACTTTAATGTCAATTTAGGGTATAATAGTTACTGAGATTAACCCTTTGAGATATATTATGCAAATGATTTTTACATCGCCTGGAAAGTCTAAAAAGAAAAAACCAAACGCAAAACAACGTGAGTTGAATGAGAGTTGGGAGAAGATGTTAAAGAAGTATGCCACAAAGACTGTTGCAAAATCAAAGCAGCAACTCAGTGATGTATACTCGCTTGGGAAACCTGCTTGTCGTGAGACACCTAAGATTCCAAGTCTTCCATTTACTGGCGCACCTTGTTACAAAAAACCTAACCCTGTCTATACTGGCAGTGCTATCAAGGGTATTGGTACAATGCACAAGTCAAATGCAGTTCCAGTATTTTCTGACGAGCAAGCCATTGAAATTGCTACGATGAGGAGAGGTTAATGAAACATATTATGAAGATTCGCCTTCGCAAAGATGGCACTTGGGAGAATGTCTATGATGATAATTCTTCGGATCAAGAATTTACTTATCTCTCCAATGAGATGTTAGTAAAGATGCAAGCAAAGAAACTTAATGAAATTGCATCAGATTATCTTGAGCAAGCAGTAGAAGCATCAGGATATAAAGATGCAAAAGAAATCCTTGCATACATCAAAAATAAGACTTGACTTTTAACACCAAACAGGGTATAATATATTATGGACTACAAAACTAAACGACATGAACTTCTAGTTCAGAAAATGAAATTAGATAAATTCTTTACGATGTACCTAGACAAGTTTGATAATCAAATGGACTCTGAAAAACCAAACACCCCTGTTTGGAAACTCTTTAAGCAGAAGTCTGCTGAATATACTAAACTATGTCAGGAAATTCGTAATGTTGAATATTGGATCAAGAAAAGTGTTTAAATCATCAAATGATTTTTCTATGCACATTGAACAAATTGTGCGTGATAAAAAGATATCTTACATGGACGCTGTCCTTCAATATTGTAAAGAAAACTTTATTGAACCAGAAGATGTTGCCAAACTTGTGAATAAGTCACTCAAGGATAAACTTGAGGTGAACTTCCAAGATGAAAACTACTTGCCCAAGAGAGCCAAATTAGATGTTTAAAAAGTATCAAACACAAATTGCTGTTACTCTTTTTGCCATCGCTTGGTTCTTTGGAATTTTTTTCTTAATTACAAGTCAACCAAAACATGGTGTTCAGGTTATTAACTGTTCTATCGCTGAGATCTCTCCAGACTTTACGACTGAGATGAGAGAAGCGTGTCGGAAAGCACGAAGTGGACGGATTTAAAGCATATCGCTATTACCTCGCCTTAAAATTACACTTTACCTCTGAGAAATTTAATGTCTTCGAAAATCGAGGAAATGTTAAAGGGTCACGTGAAGCGTTTGAAGCGAGAAATGATAGATATATTTTTGAGAAGCTGGCAAGAAAGATTGGCAACGATCGTGATATTATTCAGTTCTTTGTTGCAAACTTTGCTTATGGTAATGAGTCTGCAATTTATGCAGGACAGGAAGCTGATGATAATCTAGCTGAATGGAATAAAAGAAAACAGAGTATTACTAAGATTTTTATTGATGATCTAGCGTCTTTATTGACTTATGTTGAGATAAATAAACTACCAACTTCTAGTATCTTTGATTTCAATTTTAATGAGTATCCTGCTGCATTAAAATTGTTTCTTGGTAATAAGATTTCAATTGAAACTCTTGTAATTATAAATGAACTTGATCATATCGTTGAACACTGGCTTGATAACCCTACTGTTCAGCATATATGGAGCAATGAGTTATTGCGAATTAAGAAGTTGACTGGATTCGTTAAATACGATAAAGAAAAACTACGTAAGATATTTACACATTTTGTTGAAGAGTTAGATTAAAATGGGTCGCACTTATTATAAATCATCAAAGAGTTACGATGATTCTGATTTTGGTAATCGTTCAGGGAAACCTGCCAAACATTCTAATGGTAAAAAAACTGGCGGAATGAGAACGATAAATAACTATGTTGAAGAAGATTATGATTTGAATGACGAAGACTTTAATGATGAAGTTGAGTTAGATGATGAAGTTTCAATACAACATAATACTAATACAAAGTAATATTTTTAATACAAAAGGAAAAAATACGATGGATATTCAAACACTCCGTAAAATGCGCAATCAAGACTTCAGCAAAATCGCTGGAGAATTTGATAAAATCTCTAACCCACAAAGTGGCGAAAAGAAGTCTTATGACGACAATCGCTTCTGGCGTCTAGAGGGCGACAAAGCTGGCAACGGAACAGCAACTCTCCGATTCCTACCACGTGTCGAAGGCGATGAACTCCCATGGGTTCGTATCTTCAGTCATGGCTTCCAGGGTCCAACTGGTAAGTGGTATATCGAAAACTCCCTAACAACTCTTGGTGAAAATGATCCAGTCGGTGAATTGAACACTATGCTTTGGAACTCAGGTTCTGATGCTAATAAAGAGATCGCTCGTAAACAAAAGCGTAAGTTGTCTTTTACTGCCAACGTACTCATTGTGTCTGACCCAAAGCACCCTGAGAACGAAGGTAAGGTATTCTTGTTTAAGTTCGGCAAGAAAATCTTTGATAAGATTATGGACAAGGCTCGTCCAACCTTTGAAGACGAAAAGCCAGTAAACGTGTTTGATTTGTGGGAAGGTGCTAACTTTAAATTGCGTATGCGCAAGAAAGATGGTTATGCTAACTACGATGAGTCTGTGTTTTCTGACCCATGTCCTGTAGCTGAGGATGATGAAGAAATTGTTCGTATCGTTAATGCTCAATACAAGTTGTCTGAGTTTACCGATCGTAGCAACTTCAAGTCTTATGATGAATTGAAGAAGAAACTAGACGCAGTTCTTTCTGGTGATACTTTCTCTGGTAAGTCTGCTGCTCAGATGGCTGAACAAGAAGATCGTCCAGTTGCTGCAGCACCAACCTTTGCTTCTAAACCAGCACCTGCTCCAAAAGCAATGGCTGAGGATGATGATGAAGATGTTATGTCTTACTTTAAGAAGATTGCTGCTGAAGAATAACAGGGTATTCACTACTGTTGTTTAATGGTTTTCACTAGAGGAAAATCCTGTCGTTATCACTAAGTATATATGACAGGATTTTCTGTTAACCCCTTGGAGTTAATTATGTGGACTAAACCAGCTGCTACAGAAATGCGTTTTGGCTTTGAAGTTACAATGTATGTAATGAACAAGTAATAACTGTTACTAAAACAAAAAAGGATCCTTTCGGATCCTTTTTTCATTATGCATATCGACTTGATGCGT